AAAACCTTCATTTAACCTTGCATTAATATATTTTTTAAATAATGCTTTGCTACTAAAGTTTTTTCCAGTTATTTCATTAAACCAACTAATAAATTTATCGTAATCAAATCTATCTTTTTTATTTCCTTTATCTACTTCACTATTTATATTATTAATACTTGTAATATTATCCTTGCCGTCTACGACAATACCCCCCTTGTCGTTCACGTCAATACCCCTATTGCCGTTAGCATTAATAGGTGTTGAAATTGGATATAATCTTCTCTCTTGAATCTCTTTTGAGTTCTCTTTATAGATCATTTCGACTTTTAAATAACCCAACTCTTTTAATAAGTTTATCCATTTAGATATTCTTGTAATTGGCCTATCGTACAGCTCTGCAAAATACTTATTACTAGCTTTGCAGTATCCATATTTATTAGATAAAGCCGTTATTTCACTGTATAAGACTTTGCAATCAGCATGTTTCTTTAACCTTTTATCATACCTAACATCAGCAGTTAAAATAGAATAGTAATTAGGTCTTTCCGTCATTTATTACACCTCCATTTTTAAAGGGCTTCTCACCCTTTCGGCAGTCTTAGCTTACTGGCTCTCGTAATTTCCTTTAACACCCAGCTTTTTCAGTGTTCCAGCATCAAGTTTTATTCCATTGACTGGGACATGATAGAGTTCTGCAAACTTCTCAGCTCCTAGCTGGTGGTAATTCTCATGATGTGTCCTACATAGTGGCATTACATGCTTTTGTGTATGGTCTACTTTTCTTCTATCAACACCCATTCCTACAGTATCTAAGTGATGAATGTCAGCAGAATCTCCGCAAACTAAACATTTTCTATGCCTGCAGCACTGATAAATAAAGTACTGTTCTTCTCGTGGTAGTTGTTTGTAGCCCTCCTTAAAGGGAACATTCCACTCAAACATGAAATCAATGACTAAATCTATTAGTGTGTTTACATCACTCACACTTGTCTTGGAGTTATCAGATAAACTAATCTCTCTACCTGTGTATTCAGAATATTGCAAGTAAAACATATCTTTGATGTATTCCAACGGCATTACAGACCATTGAACAATGTCATTTATCAAAGCAAAGAATAATCTTCTCTGTTTTGCTCTAAGTTTCCGTCTATCCGCTAGTTCCCAATCAATATAGAATTCATCCTTAGAACCGCTAACTGTTTCTATGTGATCCAGATTTAACGGTTCTATTGGTTTCACTGCTATCCATTCTTCGTCGTCATGAAAGAACCTGTACGCTCTAGCTCTCTCCATGTTCTAGCTCCTAGAATGGCAAGTCCTTGTCTGGAATATCTATTGTTGTTGAGTTCTTTGCGAATGGATCAGTATTTTCCAATGTAGTTTGTTCAAACGGATTCGTTGTTGCTTGTTTTGATTGATTAGAGTTTCCAAATGGGTTTGTGCTTGTTTCAGCTGCTTTTTTAGTCCCATTTGGTCTGAACACTCCATTGGGTTCACTCTTTTCTTTAATTAATTGTTGACTTTTAACAGCTAGATGATAATTGCCATTGTTTCCTTCTTCCCAGTCAACATTAATATTTAATTGCTTACCTTTAATACCTTTTACAAATCTTTCTAACGTCATGTTGAAATTAGTTCCGTCTGGGAAACCTAAAGCTGCAGTTAATGTATTGAATCTTTTTAGTGAAAGTTGCATAGCTTCTTCTGAGCTTTCATCCCACACTATGTTGTGCCATTTAATTGATCCACCAGCATACTTACCATCTAGAATTTCATAGTCTAAGACAGCCATCTCTTTACCTGTTTTAGACTTCTTAGCAACTGAACTATCCATGATCTTTACGTTATAACTTCCTGCTTCTTCTACCATCTTTCCAAAAACTTTACTTGTATCACTTGTAAATCCAAAACTCATTTTATTTCTCCTCTACTTTCTTTTCTTCTTTAACTTCTAATAATTCTTCTGCGTGCATCAAAGTTCTATCGTCTATTCTGTTTTTACCTTGATTGCCTTGTTCAGGATCACAATCTATCCACCGACTGCCATCCTTTTTATAGATACGCCCCACGAAATCAAACATTGACGTAAATGCATTGAACGTTTTATCGTTCATATCAGGGCTATATCTGCCCTTATCTAAAGTACCTTTGTTATCTATTTCGTGAGCAGTAGCTAGCACTGTTAAACCACTGTTTCTTAAATACATTCCCTTTTCTCTAAACCACAACTGTAATTTTTGATAATTTTGACGTCCGTCTCTTGATTTTCCGTCAATATTTTCTAGCACTAGGTTTTGAAGTGCTGAAATATTATCTAAGCAAAGAATTTTATATTTGTCTTTGTGTGCAACGGCGTATTTAAGTATTTCGTCTACTTTTTCTTGAATTATCTCTTTATCTGATTCTTCAAGCATTCCTACATCAGTGTCTTCACGTCCACGCACAACGTTCGTTGACAAGTCAAAAGATATTAATAATTTTTTGCCCTTAAACTGATTTAAAAGACTTGTTTTACCAGTACCACCAGCACCGTAAATAAAGTATAAATTAGGTTGTTCTGGCACTTCTCCGTTTATATAAAGTTTCAACCCTTATCACTCCTTTCCTTTATCCTTGCTCCACATCCATACGCTATCTTGACTAACCTTCTCAGCTAATTTCATTAACTCAATATCTTTTTTAGTCATGCTTAATCCTCCGTCTTGATTACTATTTTGTCTGGCTGCTCCTGAATTTGAACACCATTAATAACTTCTCCAGTATTAGTATTTACGACCTTACTTCCAATAATTGATAAACCATCTAAACCTTTTTTAGCTGCATCCTTAAACAACTTCTTTTCTAACTTAGGTACGCTTGTTACAAACTCTGTGTCTTTTAATGCATCAACTAATTTGTTTTCTTCATAAATCCACTTAGGTTGTTGTTTCCTTGAAGATAATTTGCCATTAGGACTACTGAATTTAAATTTAGGGTTCTTATCCCTTTCATTTGTAAAGTACTCTTGCAATAACCCTTCAAAATATTCTTTAGACTCATTAGCCTTAGAATTTTCATGTTCTAACCATTCATCAATGCGTTCGTGGTTTTTATTTGCTAGTTTCTTGTTTTGATCTATTGTTTTATTTACTTTTCTTAGCTTGTATAAAGCCCAATCTGCTTTTTCTGGACTATCCACAATAAATCTATCTTCTTCAACTTCTACTTGTTCTAATTCTTCTATTTCAGCCATCTCTTTACGCTCCTTGTCTTTGTTTTAATTGCATTTCCAGTAAATTCATCATTACTCTAGTTTTAACTTTATCTTTCTCATTCAAATCGTCTTTATTAAGAAAATAAAAGCTTCTAACTAGCCTGTACCTATCTTCTACTGTGTCTATAAATTTCATGATTTTTGTTATATAATAATAATTAGGTTTTATATTTTTGTTTTCAGTGGCTGCAACCACTGAATTTTTTTGTTCTGCCACAATCTCACCTCCTTTAAATCATCATTTCTTCAATGATCCAAACTTTGCCACTACCACAAACCGGACAATGCTCTACTTCATCAGCATTCATTCCATAAACTTCAAAAATCACATTGCAGTTGTCACACTTAAAACGACCACCGTCGTCAATGTTTAAAGTTAAATCTTCCATTCTGTTTCCTCCTAATCAAAGAATTCACCTTTTTTAATTGCTATAACAATTCCGTGCAGTGCATAGCCTGCAAGAACTGATAGTCCAATCAATGTAAAATAAGCTGCTGTTGTTAATTCGATCATCTTAATCATCCTTTCTTTTCCATAATCTGTATAAATCAACGCTCCCTGCGTATGCTATGCATAACAGGATCCCATAAATGCACCACATATCATTTCCTCCAATCCGTAAATAAATCCTTGAGCCAACTAACTAAAACAAAAACCGCTACATAAATCAAACATCCAATTAATACTGCTAAAACTGGTTCCATCAGGTCACTTCCAATCCTAAATTTCAAAGTTCTCTTTCAAGAACTTTCTAACTTCTTCACGGTCATACCTGATTGAACCAGTTGACCATATTTGTTTTTTTAATCCCATGGCAATCCAATCATTTAAGCGTGATTGCCCAATGCCTAGAGTTTGTTTAAGTTGCTCTTGTGTTGGATAAGGTGGCAAATCGTAAGTATCAGCCATTAGATTCATGCGTGTATCAAACGCCTTGAGTGCTTGACTGACAATTTCGTTTGCCACTTCCTTTGCCTCAATTTTTATTGGAACTGTAACTTCCATAACTACACCTCCATTTTTTCAATTAGCTTTTCAATCACTCTTGCTCCGAGTGCTGTATATTGCCATGTTTCTCTTCCATATTCATCTACTACTCGACGACAATATTTATTGCTATCACTGAATACTGGCTTTAATCTGTATTCATTAGCTAACTTACCAATAAGCAACTCTACACCTTTTGGAAGATATAACTTATAAGCAATCTCACTTGCTGTATAGTAATCTCCGTCGTATTCTTCTTCTGGCTCTTCAATCATCATTTGACTAGGTCTTTCAAGAACTGGCTTGATGCCTTCATCTTCTAAAATGCTTCTGATAAATTGCTCGCCCTTAGTTGTCCATTTGAGTGTTCTTCTTAGTTCTGTATCCTTTGGCATATAGATTTCATAACCTGCGATACCGTCTTCGGCATACTTGGAATACAAGAACCATTTATCGCCAACTTTGAAGATCACTCTTTTATCGTGTAACAACTGATTTAGCTTTTTAGCACTCATGCCATATTCTTTGGCTATTTCTGTTGCCGTGAGTAAGCCTTTACTCTTGATGTATCTGTCATAAGCTTCTGCTTTTGGCTTTAACTCGTTATTTTCGATTTTTAGTTTTTTGTTTTCGCTCTGCAGGATGGTGTATCCACGCTTTACAACTTCCTTTGGATCATTCCACTTACGTTCTAAATCTAAAAAGTATTTTCTATACTTCTTACCTAACTCTGTGTGACTCATCATGCAGAGTTCTTTTGCCATACTGATCGTGATCGCATAATCTTGTAACTCACGTTTAGCACCGTTATTAACAACTGTACTTTTACGTACACTTGTAAAATCTACGTTTTCTATAAAGTCTTTGAAGTTATCTGATACCCAAAGACTAAATCTTCTTTTAATTTCTAATCCTTTATATAGTTCTCTAGCTGATACAACTTGTGTATCATCTTTTGTTGTTACTTTAATTAGTTCTTCCATTGTGATTCTTCCTTTCTAAAATAATCCAAGCTGACGTCTAAAGCGTCGGCTATCTTGCACATGTTTTTGAATGAAGGTTCCGAGCCTCTTTTGTAGTTGTGTAATGTTGAGTCTCTGATACCTGTTATTTTTGCTAGTTTGTAAATTGACAGGTTCTTCTCATCTAATGCTTTTTGAATTTCATTCCACATACGACACTCACCTTTCTAAATTTTGATAACGTTACATATAGCGTTATAATTTAATTAGCAAATAACAGATTTCCCCAAATTTTTATTTGCTAAATTTATGAAGAAAGGAGAATTAATATGGTTAAATCTTCTAGTCGTAAAACAACTTCTAAGAAAGTTGCCACTAAAGCTTCTAAAGCTTTGAAAAGTAAACGTACCAGCAAGCTTACTAAAAGCCTAGCGGGCAGTGTTTTATCTCAAGTTAAATCTCGTAAAAAATAACATAGTCTAAATTTAGATAATATGTTTTGCCTTTTTCTGTAACTTTTATAAAAGTATGTTCATCAGAAAAAGGATTTTCTATTTTTTCAACAATGCAGTCTGCAAATTCTATGTCCATGCAGACTATCGATTTAAATTTTTTACTGTTTTTTAAATCCAAAATCTCACTTCCTATTTTTCCTTTGCAGGTAACAGTCTTATCACGAACCCTTTTGCTACTTCGTAATTATCATTAGTCATTATTGCAATTGGTTTAGGGTTCTTTTCGTTTGTTTGAATAATTACTCTTGTCCATTTATTCATAGGTTCATTGTTTATGTCCTCCTTTTTATAACGATAAGTTTTCATTCAATCACGTTTTGTTATTTTACCTTCAAAAAAAAGATAATCTATTGTTTTTCCGTACAATTTCGAGAGTTTTATTTTTGTTTTATCACTCCCTACTCTTTCGCCTCTTTCTATCATTGAAAGAGAAGCTTGAGTAATGCCTATCCTATCAGCTACTTCTTTTTGCGTTAGCCCTTTGGCTTCACGCTCTTCTGTTAATCTCATTCCTTTCATCTCCTTTCGATATACACATTATATATCACATTTTGTTATAAGTAAATAGTTTAAATAACATTTTGTTATTTTTATTTTACATTGCTTTTTAAAATATAACAAAACGTGATATATTATAAGTAAATAATTACTATAAAGGAGTGTTTTTTAATGGATTTAGGAAATAAAATAGCTTTTTTAAGAGAAAGAAAAGGATTGTCACAATCTCAATTAGCTGATAAGCTCCACATTTCTCAAGGATCATTGGGAATGTATGAAACAAATAAACGGAAACCTAATGTTGAAATGCTAAATACAATAGCTGACTTTTTTGATGTATCTGTTGATTATTTATTAGATAGAGAAAGCAAAACCGTAAAAACTGCCGATATTGAAGATGATAGCGTGATTTTTACATACGAAGGACGCCAAATACCAAAAGAAGATTTAGAATTCATGAGGCGACTAATGAGAGGTACACGTAACGATTTGAAATAGTGGAGGTATATTATTATGGTTGACGATATAATATCTTATCTAAATAAGATTGCAGTTGATAATAATATACGTGTGATATGGGAACATTTTGATCCATATACTCCACCAGGTTCTTCTTATGATGATATGTGTGTTGTAATGAATTTAGACTGGCATAATAAAGATGAATTGGTATTTCAATACGCTCATGAGCTTTCGCATATTATCCGTGGAGATAAAACAGACTTATTCTTCTACAATACATTATATAATAATAAAACTGGCATTGAATATGAAACAAATTTGGTAGCCGTTAGATTGCTAGTTCCATTCTATTGTAGTGATACTGAAATCAGAGATATAAGCGTCTATGATTTTCTAAATTCATACTGTATCCCCCACTATTTAGCAGACGTGGCAAAAAATGAGATAACCAAGTTCTTCAATAGAAATTTTAAGAACGTTAACAATGGTGAGTACATATTATATTGAAAGCTGCATTATTATGATGAGTTATTGATAGATACAAAAAGAAAGGAATTAAAACATTATGATTAGATTTATTATATTTATTTTAGGAATTGTTATGACTTATTTTTGCTTTAGGGTTGCATTTAAAACAAGAAATTCAGGTAGCACTAAAAAATATTTATTTGGCATTCTCAAATGTATTATTTTAGGTACAATAGCCACTATATTTTTAACATCTGCTATTGTCGGTCCTGATGATGATAATACAAGTAGTAAAGAAGCTAGCTCTGTACATAGTACGAAAAAAGTTACTAAATCTTCAAAAAAAGAAACATCATCTAGCGAAACTTCTAATGACATTGAAAGTGAAACTTCAAGTGATTCATCTTCTAATGATGATGAAAAAATAAATGAAGCTGTTAATGAATTAAATGAATATATGCAAAATAATGACTTAGGAGATTTTGCTATAAGTTATGAATATGGTGGCTATGTTGTAACAGTTCCTTCAAGGGCAATGTCAGCCACTGATAATCAACAAAAAGCAATGTATTTAAATATATATAATGCTATTAAAGGTGCCGTTAAGAGAAAAACTGGCGATGATAATATAGGATTAGTTACTTTTAAAGATAGATACGGAAATACTATTGCAGAAAGTAAATTACTAGGAAACGGTATAAATTTAAAATAATGAATTTAAGATTGTTGAATTGGTTGTGATTTAGAAAGGACGTGATTATGTGAAACTAGATTATGATTTCATCAGAAAATTACTAATCCATGTAGAAGAAAAAGCCCCATTACAAGGGCTTGATTCTAAAGATTTATTTGAATTTGCTAAAAGTACAGACAAAAGTAATAATGAGTTATCTTACACTATTTCAAAACTGAAAGAAGGTAATTTAGTTACTGCAAACTTTATATATGCCAATAACACCATCAAAATTATTACAAACGTTAATTTAACTTATTCAGGTCATGAATACCTTAACAGTATTCGTGATAATAAGATTTGGAAAGCAACAAAAAAAGTATCTAGCAAACTTTCTGGCATTTCATTTGAAGTGCTAAAAGCTATAGCTATACATGAAATTAACAAAACGATTGGTTTATAACACTTTCCAATCTAAGCAAATGAAATTAGAATTTTAGCTAGCCCGTCTATTTTGACGGGTTTAAATATAACTAAAACAGAACGTATATTCCAAGGAGTTGATACTAATGACAAATATAAAAAGATACACAAAAAAAGATGGCTCTAAAGCGTATATGTTTAACCTATATCTTGGGACGGATCCAGTAACTGGAAAACAACGACGCACAACAAGACGTGGATTTAGAACGATAGCAGAGGCAAAAACTGCCCTATCACGTTTAGAGTTAGAGGTTATAGAAAACGGGCTTCCAACAAGCAAACGTAAAATCATGACCTTTGAGGAGGTTTATAAAATGTGGTTTGAGCAATACAAGACTACTGTAAAAGAAAGTACTGCATATACTCAAGCCGGCATCATAAGCGTGCAAATACTGCCTTATTTTGGATCGTTAAGAGTAGATAAGATAGATACCGCCTATTGTCAAAAACGTATTAACAAACTGCATAATCATTATAAAAATTACCACAACGTAATTAGCCTTTTACGCCGGATTTTTGATTATGCTAAATCTATGAAACAAATTAAATCAAATCCTATGGACGATATTGTTATTCCTAAAAGAAAACGTGAAATCGTTATTGATAATGAACATGATTCTGATTTTTATGATAAAAATCAGTTGAAAGAATTTTTAGATTTACTCAAGCAGAATGAACCATATAAAATGTATGTAGTATTTAGAGTATTAGCTTTTACTGGTATGCGTAAAGGGGAACTTGCTGCATTAAAATGGTCTGACGTGGATTTTAGAAACGGAACTATTTCAATTAATAAAACAGTGGCTTTAGATAGTACTGGTAAATTTAATATACAGACACCTAAGACACGTAAAAGCGTACGTACTATATCAGTAGATACAATCACTTTAAACGCTCTTAAAACGTGGAAAAATAAGCTTAGAAAAGAATTGTTTAAACAAGGCAAAAATATTGATAAAGGCGACGGATTTATCTTCCATACAGAAAACGGAAAATTAATATTAAAGCACATTAATTATTTTCTAACAACGATTATCAAAAAATACGATCTTCCACCAATCAAACCGCATGGATTCAGACATACTCATGCATCGTTATTGTTTGAAAGTGGCGCATCTATTAAAGAGGTTCAAGATAGGCTTGGACACGAAAACATAAAAACAACCATGGATATCTATACTCATGTTACTAAGTTAGCTAGAGAAAAAACGGCAGAAAAATTTGCAAATTATATCGGATTTTGACCTAAACGTATTCAAATGCGTATTCAAATTAAAAATAGACACTTTAAAAAGTGTCTATAA